CTAATTTTGAGGGGTTAAACCGTTTTTTGATAGGCTATACCTTGAATTATTAGAGGACCATGCCCCCCATAGCGTCGAACCATCAGATGACACAGCCAAAGACAATCCATACAGCGTATTGTGTTGGCTATCGATTGTGATTTTTCCGGTAGAAATATTGGTGTTTATTTGTGTAGCCGCGTCAAATTTTTGAAAATAGATTTTTGCTCCGTTGGAATCCATAGTAGCGATCAAATAGACCGTTGTCCCGTATGAGCAAATTGCAATTTGTGAAACGAAATCAGCTGTCAAAGATGTTTCTTCTAGATAGCACAACTGTGACCATGTCTGGCCATTATCCGTTGATTTATAAAAATAATGGATTCCTCCAGCGGAGTTATAGGCCGTGCTAACTAGCCAACCATTGCTCAATCGTACCAACCTTCTCCCGCCGTTTCCCGACGTGTCGTATGCGGCACTTACTACTGTTGTAATTCCCATTTTCATACTCCTTCCTAAAAATAGCCGTTATCAGAAAGTTCCCTACCTTTCACACCCCCCATCACCTCACCACCAACCTCCCATTCCTCTCATCAAACCACCCTTCCGACACCCGCAGCCCATCCAGCGTATTCAACGTGATCACAAACCGGTTATCCCGGAAATCGTTGGTCAGCGCATCCTCCAGCGCCTTGATCCGCGTCTCGGCGTGGGCGAGCCTCGGCTTCAGTTTTTCCAGCGCCAGATGAGCGTCCAAAATGCCCTGCTCCCAGCGGTTGATGTTATCCTCCGTAACAGGCGTATCATAGGTCCAATCCGTCTTCGCTTGGTAGCTCATCTATTCTCCTCCTTTCACTTGCACGACGAAGGTGACAGTAAGAAACTGCGCGCCATTGCTGAGGATGTGTACGCTCTTCTCTGCCACGACTACCCCGCTCTCCGTCAGGATCTTGAGACGGGTAATCTCCGGTACGGAATCCACATGCCGTGCTTGCACCTGCAAGGCTATGCCCTGCTGAAACCCGATAATGGGATGAGAGGAAATCACGGAACCCTGCAGAGGCAAAGACACCTCGTCATTGATCAACAGACTGCCGCCCTGCAGCCGCTCCAGCAAATCATCCCGCGCCATCGCCAAGTAATCCTGGTGCATCATACAGGCACCTCCTCGTTCCATTTGATGGGCGTCATCCCCGCACGAAATTCTCCTGCGGCATGGTACGCCCTTTTGCCAACAAACCAGGAGCCAGTAAACGTCAGCATTTCTCCATTCACCGGCTCCAACACTACGCCATTGCAATGCACCGGGCGAATCTTCTCCACGGACAAAACCGCATGAGCTGAATCAAAGCGATCCTCGGCTGGGTAGACATAGCGGATGACCTTCTGCGCAAAATCTTCTACCATCTCTACCTGTTTGCTCTCCGAAGCAGACAGCCCGATGGCGCGCAACACGCTCGGCGTAAAGCCAAGATACGCCCAGTGCTGCCTTTGCAGATTTTTTCGCCGCTCCTCCAGGCTGGATGTCTGCTTTTTGCCGAAATAGATCCAGTCCCAGTAATCCAATCCCCACGTCGCAGAAAACGGAATGAATTGCTCCACCAGCTCCCGGCGCTTTTCCGCAAACTGGTCGACTGGGGTAGCTGCACCTGCAAAATGGTACTCGGCTACCTTGTTTTCATACCAATAGGGAGGAAGCACCTCCTTGTAGCGATCCAATATCATGTCGTCACCACCAGACGAAGAATGGAGACTGCATCTCCTTCCACAATCACGTTGCTGGTTCCGCCGTTCAAGGTGTACTGGGTAAAGTCCTCGACGCCGTTCACAAAGAAGAGCGATCCGATCTGCTGATACACAATCGTCGAACGCCCTTTTAAATAAGTGGTGATTTGCTTGGTGATCTCCTCTTTCACGGTCGCCAGGACGGCATCTTTCCCCAACACCAGCTGGACGGCGATCTCCACCTCGAAAATGTTGGCGGGCAGAACCTTCAAATCATGGAGCGCCCTTCGCTTCTCGGAAAGCTCCTTCTCAACCTGTTCAGCCAACTCCAGACTGGCAGGCTGTCCATTTGCATCCGTAATGTAGACATCGATGGAGAGGTCATTGCGCGCCTTCTCGATGGCGACAGCTCCACCGACTCCGTTGATATCTCGCGCCCAGCGCTCATAGTCTCCTCTGCGGCCGTCCCCTTCTTCGGTTCGAGCCCGCTCCAGCAGACGACTGCGGAAAGCGTCATTCTCCTCGCCATCGTTGCGCTTCAATCCAAAGAACATGCCATGCGCATCCAGATACTCATCATCTGCCCATGGAAGAAATCCTTGTAAAAAGGCGTACTCCAGAAGCTGCTGCTGTTCGCTGATCTCCTGCGCCAGCGGATAGAGCAAATCGTAGAAGATCTCCCCTTCCTCTGTCGCAGGCGGCGTGTCGCCCTGCTGTTCAGCCAGCAAGGCCATCCGATTCGCCATCCGCTGGTAAATCTGATCTGCCGTCTCCCGCAAAATGGGCATATCCGGCTTTTTTAACGTTGCCATGCATCCACCTCCGATCTCGTGCTGCCTCTGCTCCCGGTCAATTCCAGCGAAAACAAGATCCGCTTATCCTGCACCTGAATATCGAGCACCTGCGCCCGCTCAATCTCGCTGTGGGCTTCCAGCGCCTCTTCTGCCTGCGCCCGGATGACAGCAAGCGAAATGCCCGACTTGAGCCTGCCGATCTCCGAGAGAAAATCGACGCCAATCCGCTCCGAATAGATGGCGTAGCGAAAACGTCGCGTATTCAGTAGCTTTTTCGCGATCTCTTCCAAATACTCCGCGTACGTCGTGGTACGCAAATATCGCCCATCCGGTCCTTGTCTCATCTGTCTGGTCTGCCAGTCAAAGCGATAGGTCCAGGGAATCGGACGTTGTGTGTCCAGCATCAGAGAGGATTCACTCCCGCTCAGTTCGGGAAACATCACTCCACCACCCCGCACAGCAAATATTGGCCGTTGGTGCAGCGCAACAAAGCTACCTTCCTGCCGATATCCTCGACACGCAGATTGGCGGAGCGCAGCACCTCCAGCTCATAGGCTTCCAAGGGCGTCGGGTCTTCGTCCAGCTTTACCGAGAGCGGCGTAATGGACAACAGAACACCGAACTCGCCCTGCGTGTCCGTCATGCCCTCCTGTGCCGCTTGTCGCAATCTCGCAAGTACCGAATACATCTCCTACCCCCTCCTTTCCAACTGCAAGTCCGCGGTATAATACCCGCCCTTCCAGCGTGTGTTGCTATTCGTGACAATCCAGTTTGTGACGCTCATGTTGTCTTTCTCCAGAATTCGAATCAGCCAGCCGGCCCGCAATCTGGCAGCCTGGTCGTCCTGATGCCTGACCGTAATGGAGCGGGTGCGCGGGATCTTCGACAGCTCTGACAATTGCTTGGCTGCCAGGGAGGCGAGATTTTTTTCTTCACCTGCGTCGATGACCTTTTGCATCCGTCCGATCTGTTTGATCAGGCTCGCGTTTTCCTTGGATGCACTGCCTGCCAGCTTGTCCTCTTTATAACGCTCCACCGTAACCACGGTATATACATCCTCGATGCTCTCGCCCGTCGAGCTGCTCTCCAGCATGCTGGCCTGAAACATCGGGATGATGCTGTTCCCGCCTTCGGGCAGCACGGTCAGCTTGTCCCGTTGATGGGAGACGAAATAGCGTACGCCTGTTTTGTCATACGCCTGTTCCGTCAGCATTGAAAACAATGCGGTGTAGGATTGCGGCATGATCCGCTCCTTGACGATGAAGCCAAAGGATGGGCAGGCAAATTGAATTCCTGCAGCACGTATGATCCGCCCCAGTTCTGCTCCGGCATCCCCGTCCAGCTTGGTGCGAGTGATCTCATTTTTTTTGCAGGTACCAGCTCAGCTCATAGGCTGTGACGGTCAGATCGCCTGTCTTGTCGTCTCGCTTTGGATTGACCAGAGGGCCGTGAAAGAACTGTTCCGACTCCTTCAACGAATCGCCTGCGAACAGCATCAAAAAGCCCGCCGATTGCAGCGGCGGGGCGGCTTGTACCTTGATTTCGCAGTGTTGGCTGATCTGACCACGCGACGATGACCAGGAGAGGTCTATTACCGATGAGGTCAGATCGTATCGGGTCGCTTCTTTTCCGTAGATGACTTTCATCCGATCCTCTCCTTACGTCCCAATGACCCGATTGACACTGGCCAGCTTCCGGTCGATTGCGATTCGATTGGCTGTCTGTTGCTCTGACGGTCCCTCCGTTGTTTTCGAGGAAGGCTTTTTCGCTTTTTTTCCGCTCGTATTGGGACGGGCAGCTTGCTGCTTCACGACTACTGCACTAGGCGCAAGCAGCTGCGTCTGATTGCTCCAGCTCAAAAATTCATCCTTCACAAACAAAGGCAGCTCGATGGAACCGTGGTAATCCACCTGTTTTCCTGAAAATCTCCCGTCACAAGGCCCGATCAGGACATTCCAGGCCAGATCAAGCTCGTCAATCGTCAGCAGCACCTCTGAACCGGTGAGCCGTTCCAGCCCAGCCAGCCACTGGCGAGGTCCTTGGTAGCCTTCAACCTCGATATAATGGGCATCCGGATTGCCAGGAAGAAAAAAGTCAAACGAAATGGCTTTGGGACGTCTTCCAGCAATTCGGGTGTTGCTAGCCAAAGTAATAGAGGTCGTATTCTCCGTATCGTTGCCATATCCGCGAAACTGGATTTCCGCAGGCGTTACCGGAAAAGTCAGCCTGTACTTCCCTTGCATCCTGATCATGTCGCTACACCTCCCCGCGTTTCCAGCGAATCCAGCAGTGCTTTTTCAATGATCAGCTTGATCCGTTGCCCGACAGACGGGTCATTCAGCATGTTCAACATCGTCGGGATATCTTGCAGCACGCCTTCTACGTGCAACGGAACCGAAATTTGCGGGATCGTCACAGAGATGGCGCCAGCCTTTTCAGGCATACCCGATACAGGTGCTCCAACAGGTGCAGGCGGTCCCAACGGTACAGGAGACATTTGTTGCTCCGGCGGTGGCGTCGAAGCAGGCTTTTCCTCGCCCTGCCACCAGTCCTTCACCTTGTCAAAAAGCATGCCGCCAACCTCTGCACCGCCGATTCCGCCGAGAATTCCGCCTACTGCTCCTCCGACAACAGTACCGACAACCGGCACAACCGAACCAACCGTCGCTCCCAATGCTGCTCCTGCGGCCGCTCCTCCCCAACCGCCTAGCGCTTCTACACCGATGCGGGCTGCGGTTTCCAGCTTGTTGTCCGACTGCGCAATATCGGCAGCTCCCATAAACGTGCGCAAGACGGGGATCTTGCGAAGGAGAGAACTTGCAGTCTTTTTCAAACCGGACAGATCGCTTGGAATGATGGATGGTGTAATGGATAGAGGGGCAGTGGGCATAGTGAACGAATGGATATTTGGATCCTTGGGACGAATTAAATTACTTGGAACATCCTTGGTTGTCTGAAAAACCAGATCCCGATGTAAACCTTGCTCGTATTTTTTGAGCTCAACGTTTGGAGATTCCTTTTGCTCGGAAGACGCCAAGAAAATGGGTAACAAGGAAGACAGAACAGAGAGAACTGCTCCTCCTCGTCCAGGGCGCGAGGATCCCGTTCTACTTGGTTCCTTTTTCCCTGTGCCCGATTTATTTCCGCCTTTATTCGTTCCCCATATCGTTTCGGGATAGACAGGCGCGGCAGCCTGCGGCTTTAGGATGCTTTTTACATTCCGGTAAGCCTCCCCTACTTCGGTTGCAAATCGAAACAGCTTGTACCCGGCCATAAGCAAAAAGACAGCGGCCGCTGTTATTTCCGCTCCTATTCTTACCCCTGGCATCCCGTTCAGCGTTTCCGCCACCGTCTTCATTCCCTGCGCCAAAGGCTTCAACACTGGCAAAACATCACGTGAGACAGTCATCGCGAGCTCCATGACAGCCTGCCTCGCATCTTTTTGCGCTTGCTGAAATTCCAAGAAAGGGTTGTGCTCCATGGCCCGCTTATAGGCGGTACTCGCCTCATTCCCTACCTGTGTACGAATTTCTCCTGAGGCGACTTTATCCGCTGTCTTTTTGATGAGATCAGGAGTCGCCGCCGTCTTATCTCCTGCGATTTTTTGCTTTTCCAACTCGACCACAAGTGTCGCCAGTTGCTCGGGACTGTCGAGCTTTATTTGGTTCTCTTTGCTATAGGCAATAATCGTCTCCAGTTCCTTGCCGCTAAACGTCTGCAGGGAATTGTTCATGAACTGAATGGAGTTGGCCAACTGTTCGGCGTCCTTGTTACCCGTCAACTGGCTCATGGTGTTCATCATGCTCAAAAGCTCCTTCGGTTCGACCGAGGTGGTCACCCCAAGCTGCGCCGCCTGCTTGGCAAAAGTCTTGGCCTGTTCAGGATCTTGCTGAAGCTGTTCACTTGCCGAGATCAGTTTCATCGCATCGGTACTTTGCAAATATGGATTGATTTTCACTATCTCACGGGTCATCTCGTCAAATGCCTGTATCTGCTTATCTGATTTTCCTTTTGCAGCATACAAGGCACGTTCTCGGAAAGCTTCCTTCATTTCCTTTTGCAAACTTGTAAAATCGCCACCGATGGAAATCGAAACGACAGAGTTGAAATCCTTGACCAACTTCTTGGTTGCTTCCAATGCCTTATCGACGTGTTCGACGACCTGCATCGCCTTCGATTTCTTGTCTACTTCCTCGATCTGCTTTTTTATCGCTACTAGTGTGACGCTGGCTTTGTCTTCCAAGGCGATCTGGGGACTATATTTTCTCATGGAAAATCTTGTTAGTTCTGCCTGTAGGGTGCGGGCCTCCCTCTTTATCACCTCTATGGAGTAGGTAGCCTGTTTGGCCACTTCGATAAACACCATGCTAAAAGACTGCCTTTCTTCTCGAAACATCCCTATCGTAAGCATCTCTCTCACCTCCTTTGTTGTTACCTGCTTCCCAGCCCTCGGGATGGAGGGAGATGCTTACAGCCCTCCCTTCTCCCGCTCTTCCCACTCGATAAGCTGGCAAGCAAACAGAAACAGCTTTTGCTTGTACCGATCCACTTCATATTCCAGGAGATCCGACGGTAGGCCCCGCCCCATCAGAAAGGCGCGGCATATATGCCAGGCTTCCCCGTCAGATCGGATCAGTTTTTTGCTTCTTCAATCGCTTCTTCTTCCGTCACACCTGCGTTGACTTCACGCACGGCAGTCAAAAGCTTGGTGTAGCCATCCGGATTGTCCCGGAACAGCTTTTCCACCAGCTCGTACTTGGTTCCCGCCTTGTACGCCTTTTTCAGTTCCTCCTGATTCCAGGGAAAATCGTGCTCTGTCGCTTTGACGAGGCGAGCGTCGTTGTAGAGGAACCAGTCTGTCTTGTCCCCCTTGTCGGCGATTTTCTCGCACTCGCGCAATTCTGTCAGATTCAGCTGACGGACCTTCCATTCATCGCCGTCAATCATCACGGTGATTTCTTTTCGCGGCGCTTGCTCATTCGCTTTCGCCAGATATTTTTGCAGCTTGCTCAAGATAATCCCTCCTATTCGCTGTACTCAGGCAGCTCGTCCAGATAATCCGGCTTGTCGTTGGACATGCCTTTCAGGTCGTATGTGGCGTGATCCGTACCGTCTGCCTTCGCTTCCCAAAGGGTGATCTCTTCTGGATTCAGCACGATATTGGAGATGCGGACACGTTCGACATTGCCTGCTTCCTTGTCTACTGTCTCGCCGATTAAAAACGGCAATACAGGCGTTTTTCCATTTGTTAGCTGCTCTACGCAGTAGTATTTCAGCGCGGCATTGGTAGCCGTGATTTTCAGCGTAACCTCGACATGCCAGTCGTTGATGGTCTGGATTTTCCCCTTCTGCAAGCGGTTCGTATCGCCGTACTCGACTTTCAGGGTCATTTTCCCTTCCAGCGTTCCGTAGATCGGGTCCCCATTCTCATTGTAAATCTGGCAGTTTTTCAGTTTGATATCGCGTGCAATCGCCATTTACAGCACCTCCCAATCGATAATGAAGTATTCAATCGCATCCAGCGGTTTCGCAGAAAGCAGGAAGCCTCGGCGATCACCGGAGCCGTCTTTCTTGTCCGTAAAGCTCCAGCCGCTGTCAATTGCTCCTTGCTGCTCGCGTACGGTCAGGTAAGCATGAGCGGCTGAGACGAAGACCGCGCCGCCCAGATCATTGTTGCTGAGCTTTCCTTTATACTTTTTGCCGACGCTGTTGATGTCGTTGACGATTTGATCCAGTGTCATGCTGACACGGATTTTCCCGTAGTCCTCGCGCTCATTTGTTCCCAAGGTAGACAAGGTGTTGACCGCGCTCTCCACGATATACACGCTGCCGTCCCGTGCAGCAATCAGCGTACCGCTGCCAAGCGCTTGCAGGATCTCGGTGTGGCCCCAATCCTTGTGCGCTTTTTTCAGGGGAACAACTACAGCCGTCAGCGATTCATGAGCTGGTGTTGCGGCAATCATCCCGGCTACCCACGCTGCCCACTCCAGGCTGCTGTAAATTTTACCGTTGTTGTGCTGGCCCGCAATGGCGTTGTTGACGACATAACGGGCGTTTTGCGCAACGGAGCGCTCCACATGCTTGGACATGTCCGCATCGTTCTCAGCCGCACCGCCGATCACGAGAGTGCCGAGCTTTTTGCTTTGGGTCCGGCGATCATTCATGAACTGCTTGGCTGCAGCCTGGATAGCCGCATCCGGGAACGGCAGATACATGGTATCGAAATCAGCTCCGGAGACAGACGCGAACAGCTTGGTCGAATCTGCCGAGGTCAATGGCGCATTGCCGCTCACCCCTCCGCTCAAAGAGACCTGCTGTACGCGAGCGATCGGGGTCTCGCCGAGCTTTTTCACGCGGACATAGATGGATTGACTGGTCTTGTTCTCCAGCTCAGCCGCATCGGCAAACGAGAATTTCTCAGTCGAGAGCGGCCCTGCCACCTGCAGTTCGTCTTTGCCCGGCTCTGCAGTAGAGGCTTGAATGGTCACGAACAAATCATTCCCGCGCAAGCCCGGATAAAGGGCCTCGATGCGGATCGAATCTGCCTGCTCATAAGCGGCCGCTGCGGCTGCTCCATTCGTGATGCGATACCCGAGAATCGTCGCCCCTCCTTCGGCTGCCAGCTCTACCGTATCCACCTCGCCAAAGGTTGCTTGCATGCGCTCGTCGAAACTGGACATCGTCACCAGCGCATCAGGCGCTCCCCACTCGGCTTGGTACGGCACCAGCACCACACCGCTTTTGGGCAATACCCGCTCTTTTGCTTTGGCAATCAATTCGACTGTTACTCCTGGACGTTCACGTTGGATTGTCATTCTTATACACCGCCTCTGTATGTGTTTAGTTTTCTTTTAACCATGCTTTCTGTCAGTTGCTGTTCTGCCGCTTCCTGAAAAAGAGCGCCCGCTACCTCGAAGCTTTCGGCTCCCAGAGTAAAGGCGCTCTTGATCCACTCCTGCTTGCTTCTCGTCTGCTCAGCAGCCACTTCTTGCTTGGCTTTACGGGCCACTACGACCACTCCCCCTCGATCTCGAATGTGTTGATTTTGGCTTCAGGCTGTTTGGGAACCGCCACATGGTAGGTAAAGCGGAATGTGATCTCCGTCCGATCTCTGCGGTCGTTCCAGATCCGGAACGTCGAGCTGTCGATGTCGATGAGAAGATCACTATTCTGTCCGCGGAAGCTGTACCCCTTTTGGCGCAAAAGCCTTCTCAGCGGTTCGGCGGACAGCGGCTGGTAAAAGCCTTCGACCAGCGGGTAATGCAGGACGATTCCCGCATCCGCCACGGCTGTGTATGTGGTGAGGGATTTCGCCTTTTCGCTCACACCCTGTGCCGTCACGAAAATGATTGGAGATGAAAAGCTGCCAGACATCCACTGATCCAGGTTGACCAGTGTCTCCAGCTGCGGATACGCTTCTCTCACCAACTCGACCAGCACGGCTCTTTCACGTTCCAT